GCATCAAAATTGCTGCCGCTGGCAGTCGTCAGTTGTGGTGTAACTCAGGCGATCAGATTTACGCAATTTCAGCCGCAGGTACAGGTGCGGGCCTAGTAGTAGTAACAGCATCGGTCTAAGGAGATAAAAATGGATTTTACAACCTCGTATGCAGCCATTATTAAAGCAGATAAGCAAGAAGATGGCTCACTTATGGTGTACGGCAAGGCAACAGATGACAGTATTGATATGGACAATCAAATTTGCGATGCAACTTGGTTGGATTCAGCAATGCCACAATGGTTTAAGACCGGTGGCAATATCCGTGAACAACATTCAAACATAGCGGCAGGAGTGGCTAAAGAATATGAAGCGAAAACTGATGGTCATTATATTACTGCTCATGTTGTTGACCCCGTTTCTGTTAAAAAGGTGGAAGCAGGAGTTCTTAAAGGCTTCTCAATAGGAATTAAAGCCCCTCGCGTAGTACGCGACACTAAGGCAGCTAATGGTCGTATTGTTGACGGTCAAATCATTGAAGTCAGCCTGGTGGACAGACCCGCTAACCCAAATGCAAAGCTCATCATGGCTAAGAGCGTTGAGGGCGAGTCATCACTTGTTCAAGTTGAAGAATTACATGAATACTCAGCACCGCTTCCAAGTGAGATTGCTAAGCGCGAAGTTTCTGCCGAAGAGCGCCAACGCCTTGCAAATCGTGGAGCAGCAATGCCTGACGGCTCATATCCAATCGCTAATGTTGCCGACCTAAAGAACGCTATTCAGGCATTTGGTCGCGCAAAGAATCCAACAGCAGTCAAGAAGCACATCATCCGCCGCGCTCGCGCATTAAACGCACTTGATGTTCTACCTGATGATTGGAATGTAGGAAAAGCATTAAAGGCTCTTCAGCCTGACAATGTGAAGTTTGACCAAGATGCCTTTGAAAAAGCTCGTAGAGCCGTTGCTCAACTTATTCAAGTTGAAGCCGGTGAAATGGGCGATGGCGCAGACGAAACATATTCCCTCGGACAACTCGTAGAGGTGGCAAATCACCTAATGGCTTGGTACGCAGGGGAACAACAAGAGGGAGAAACAATGCCAGAATCAATCGAGTTGTCAGTCGAGGCTGACACAGTTAAAGAGCCTGACACAACCGCAGGGTGCGATTGTGCTGGCTGTAAGTCATGCAAAGAATCAGGCGGATGCGATTCTAAAATGTGTTCTGCACATAAAGATTCACACATGGCTGCCGAAAAGTCTGAAACAGTTGACAAGTGCCTAGATTGTGGTTGCCACAAGCCATCAGAAACACATGGTCGCACCGATGTATCAACTGCTCAAATCGTTACACCTGAACAGGGTGCTGGCTCAGAGAAGTCTGCTGATGCCGATGCAACTGTTGAAGAGGTTGTAGCTGAGGAAAAGACAGAAGAAGTTGTTGTTGAAGCAACTGAAGAAGTTTCTGCTGATGATTCAGCAGAGAAAACCCTGCTTAGTGATGACACAGTAAATGCCATCATTGAAAAGGCCGTGTCAATGGTTACGGAATCTGTGAAAGCAGAAGTCGGGCTTGCTAAGGCTGCATTAGAGGCAGCAGAGAGCAAGGCGGCATCGCTTGAAACCGAACTAGCACAGGCTAAATCAGCAGCGATTGGAAATGGGCCTAAGCGTTCATCTATCGCAGCAGGTAAAACCCAAACTAATAATCTGCTTGTAAAGGCAGCGGAGTTCAGTCAGAAAGCCGCACTTGCAACAGATTCCGTTCTCGCCAAGGGTTATCGTGACCTTGCGAATGAACTTATCGCAAAGGCTGGTAACACTTCGGGAGAATAAAACCCGAAAGGAAACCAAACATGGCTCAATTGCCTAAAGCAACAGACCTGTTTGCCGATGCTACTGATGCTAAGTCATCAGCAATTCGCATGGAAGAATATGTAGAAGTTCTAGGAAAGTCACTTTCCGCTTCTACAAACACACCAGGCGTATCTGCTCCAGTTGATGCAACAGCACAACTAGAAGCACTCGCAGCAAACAAGTCAATCTCACCTGATGCTCTTGGAGCATTGAACAGCGCCCTTGCTGCTCAGCGCCAAGCACAGGCTGACATCGTTAAGGATATTTCCCTAACATCTCCATTGTCATCATCTTTCGCAGCCTTCGACCTAGAAGCACCTGCAAAGCTCTTGACACCACGCCCAACACCACTTCGCAACAAAATTGCTCGTAAAAAGGGTGTCGGTACTTCTCACCGCGTAAAGCGCGTACTTGGTTACACAGGTACCGGTACAGGTGGAGTTGGAAACCTATGGCCAGGAATCACAGAAACATCAACAGCAACTTTCGGCTCAATCAACTATGAGCGTGGCCCAAAGATTTCTTATGCTGCTGACGATCTAATCCTTCCATACAACACCTACTCACTATCTGACAGCGTATCATTTGATGCTAACTTCTCAGGCCTTGGATTCCAAGACCTCCGTCAGTTGTCATCAACTTCTACACTATACGCAACAATGCTTATGGAAGAGCGTATGCTCCTCATGGCTCGCGGAACTGCAACAGGTTACTCAGGCGCTCTTTCTGCTCCAACAGTAACCGCAACTGCTGTAAACGCTTCAGGTACACAAGTTGGACTTGCTGCTTCAACACAGTTCTTTATCTATGTAACTTCTGATGCTGGTTCATTTGGTGAGTCTGTTGTTTCAACAGTTCAATCTCCAACAACCTCTTCAGGTTCACAGGTAATCACAATCACAGTAGGTGCTGTTACAGGCGCTATTGGTTACAAGGTATATGTCGGAACAACAACAGGCGCAACAAATGCTAAGTATGTTGGTCGTTTCACAGGTACAACAGCCACCCTTCAAGGTGCTGCTTCTACCAACACAACAAACAACAACCTTGTTTACTCAACAACAGGCGCAGTTGCTCCTTCTGCTGATTCATCTGCTTACGCAACAGGATATGACGGAATTATTCCTACACTTCTTGGTTCTGCTGGCGGATACAACAACGCGGTTAATGCTCAATTCTCAACCTCTAACCCAGGTTCTGAATACCAGACCGTGTTCTACAACCTCTACAACAATGTTAAGGCTGACCCTGATGAGATCCTCATTAACGGTTCAGACCGTAAGCAACTCTCTGATGCAATCAAGAATGGCTCAACTGCAAACTACCGTTTGAACTTGACCCAAACTGATGCAGGAGATTATGTTGGCGGAGCAACAATTGGTGGTCTATACAACGAAGTGACAGGCAAGCTAGTGGACATCACAGTTCACCCTTGGTTGCCACAAGGCGTATCACCAGTTATGTCTTACACCCTTCCAATTCCTGACACAGAAGTCAGCGATTGCTGGGCTGTTTACAATGTCCAGGACTACATGGGTGAAATTGATTGCCCAGTTGCAGCGTAAGTTGCAACATTACACATCGCTATATCGGTGAATCCCCTTCAAGAAATTACAGGGCAATACCGAGGCAACCTGCGAAAGCAGAGAGTCCGTAACGACTACACGCGATGCTCCCTATGGGATGAAGATATAGTCTGAACTCATCATCAATGAAAAAGGATGAGAGTTAGGCAGAAATGACCTAACCAAACCGTAAGGTTTGTAACACATTTGATTCAATGGCCTGTTACACAGTTCTCGTACGATTTCAGCACATACTTTCGTGGAACATTCATGGCACAAGCTCCAGCTTGGTCAGGTATCGTTTCAGGAATTGCATCTGCATAGTCGTAAGAACAACATTAAGCAAGGCGTACCTTCGGGTGCGCCTTGTCTTATTAAAGGAGGCACTAAATGTCAAAAATGATTCCACCAAAAGGTTTGCGTGAAGTATCCGTTAGAACCGAGCGTGGCACAAAGACTTACAAGGCTGGCAAAGACGGGCTTATCAATGTTGATAATCCTAAACACGCCGCTCAAATGAAGCATGAAGGCTTGGGCGAAGCGAACGCGATGGGAACTATTCGTAACCCATCATCCATAGGTTTCACCTGCAAAAAATGCGGGTTCGGTTCATTCTTCAAAAAATGCTCAAGATGCGGAGAAATAAATGAGTAATGCGTATTCAGGTACAACCCACCAGTTCTCAACGCCATACTTGACTCTTACTGAATTCAAGAACGCTCCAACGGCGATTGATATTGACAACCTCGTTTGGAACTCACAAGACCCTGATGTTCAAGATGCGGAGTTAGCCAATGTCATTGCTAGAGCAAGCTCATGGATTGATACTTACTGTAACCAAGTCCTCGCAGCAACCACAGAAACCGAGCAACAGCGTTCTCGAATCCGTGATGACGGCACTATTCGTTTTCACCCACGATACAACCCGATAATTGCCCTTACTAGCCTTCAATACGGCTCACCTAACTATCAGCTCACAACGGTTCAGGATTGCTCATACGCTTGGATTGAAGATTCACAAATTGTCTTTCCTTATGCGATGCTTGCTACTACCTACACAAACCAAGGCCCACTACAGTTTGGCTTTCCAACAACTGCTCGCCAAGAGGTATTTCTAAAGTATTCTTATGTCAATGGCTATGCCAATACAACTATTGCTACGGCAACCGCAGGGCAGACTAGCCTGACGGTCAATGACGGAACAGGAATTACCGCAGGGCTAACCCTCAAGATTTATGACGGCTTTAATTCAGAGTTTGTCACCGTAGCTTCAACCTACACATTTGGCTCAACAACTATTCCTCTTGTTAGCGCGCTTGCCTATACCCATACTTCAGGAACTTCGATCTCTGCCCTACCTCCCGCCATCAAGGAAGCCGCAATTCTTGTGACTACCTCAATGCTCAAGGTTCGTGGCGATAACTCAATGGTTATGAGCGTTGCCTCACGCGCATCAGAAGCCGTAGCAGGTTCACAGAAATTAGGTACAGAACTAGCAGTTGCTATGAACTTGCTTGCCCCTTATCGCAGGATTAGATAATGGCTCTTACAGGTCGCGCAGCCGTTCGCTCAACTCTTGCAAACTTTATTGGCAATCCGCCAGTTCAAGGCATCAATCAAATCTTTACATCCTTTCCTAAGCGTATTGATTTTCAGGTTAATGCCCTGCCTTCTCAACTATCTCGTACCGCCGCAGTTATTCATATTGAGTCAGAAAATGAAAATCGCTTGGCGATAGGTGGAGCTACTAGCGGTATTAAGCGCATAGATTACACAGTAGTTGTTCAGCTATTCCATCACTCAATGGAGCGCAAGTCAGAAGATGCTATGAATGATTTTGATAGCGTAATTGACAACCTTAAAGCAAAGTTGCGTTCAGATCACCAATTTGGTGACCCATCTAGCAACCTTGTATGGCAAGGCGCAGAACCCGTCATTTCGGTTTCTTACGGCGAGCCTGTATCTAACGATGGCACTTCCACAGAAACTTGGGCATCTGTTCGATTTGATGTTACCCAAATGATTCAAGCATAGGAGCAAGAATGGCTAAATACACTTACGAAGGTCACGATGAGCGAACTTTTCCAAGCATAGGTATCACAGTAAAACCTGGCGATACATTTGAAGCCTCAGATGATTTTGTGGCACACAATGTAAAGCCAAGCAAATCAACCAAGCCAGCCCCAAAAGTAGGAGATGAAGAATGACACTAGCCCAAAATTCCGTAAAGTCGTACCTTGGGGTTGCCTTAGAAACAACCAAGGGTACTCCTGTCGCAGCAACAAACTTTGTACCAATCACACTTAACACATTTAAGCCTGTTGATGTTATTGCGCCACTATATGACACAGGTATTCGTGGTTCATTAGTTGAAAATTACAACTATGTTCAAGGCCGCCGTAATACAACTATTGACTTTGGTGGGCCTGTATTTGCCGACACAATCGGTTATTGGATTGCAGGTATCTTGGGAGATGTCACCACGACAGGTTCAACAGCTCCATATACCCACGCAATTTCTCTCAAGAATACCGTAGGCTCAACAAGTGATGCTCAACCTAAAGCATTGACCATTACGGATTTCTACGGAGCTAACACCCGCTACTACCCTGGTTGCCAAATCACAGATTTTGGTTTGACATTTAGTGCTGACGGAATGTTGGAATATGCAGTTAAGGCTATGGGCTTCCCATCAAGCACAACAACTGCCCCTGCTCCATCTTTTTCAAGCGTTCTACCTACCCAAGTATGGACAGGTACAGTAAGCGTTGGCGGTTCAACAATCGCTTATGTTCGCACCGGTACTCTTGATCTTGCTCGTACATCAGAAGCAATTTTTGGTGTTGGCAATACTCAAGCTCCATACCAAGTATTTCTTGGCGCGCTAACTGCTAAAGGTAAGATCACATTCGTCATGCAAGATGACACAGAATTGACCCGTTACCTTACAAACACACAGCCAGCAATCACATTTAACTTCTCAACAGGAACAGGCGCTACTGCTACCCAAGTTGCTTTCACTCTTACAAAGGGTGCTTATGTAACTGGCGCAATCGAGCGCAATGCTGATTATGTAGAAGTAACTGTTGATATTGAAGGTCTTGGAAACACCACAGATGCGGGTGCAACTTCAGGATACTCACCTGTCAAGTTCACACTACAGAACGCACTTCCTTCTGGCACATTCCAGTAAAGGATAAGATGTCTGACTGGTGGCCGCCTTCCCCGCCAGTCAGACCCTATTAGGGAGGCAAGTTGGAAGGAAACCCATGTCTAAAGTAATTACATTGCCTAGTGGCAATACAGTAACCCTGCGCGACCCAAGCACACTTCGCGTAAAAGACCGCAAGAAAGTTATTGCGGCAGCAGCAAATCAAGAAGGCTTGCTTCAAGCCCTATCTATGGTTGATGGTCTAATTGCGGTTCTTGTTGAATCGTGGAGTTTTGACCTTATCATTCCATCAGTTCATATCGCATCATTAGACGAGCTAGAAATGCCTGACTACGATGCTATCGCCGCAGAAGTTAATGCGGTTCAATCTGCAATCTTTCCTGACTTTACAAAGTCCGAAGCCAATGAAAAGAACCCTGATAGCCCTTTAGACGGCTCGAACGGTTAAAGGGGGCGCTACGGGGAGAACAACGCAACAGGCTATATGAATATCCTGATGATGAGTATTTTTATTATTATTGCGCCAAAGAGTTTGGTTGGACAATAACTGAAACAGATGAGCAACCTGCTTACATCGTTGATTGGGTTATTTCAATCGCAAACATAGTTAAAGAGGTTGAAAATGATAACGAGCAATATCAATGAGGTTATGCGCGCCGTAGATAAAGCAACTTCAAAATTAGACACAGGTGCGCGTGAAGCCCGTGACGAAATGATGACTACTCTTATTCAACTTGCTAAAGAGGAAATCCAAGGCGAAAGACCTAAAGGTCAAAAAGCTACTCCTGGACAACCTCCTATGAACCGCACAGGCAATTTGCGCCGTTCTATTCGTGGTGAAAAGTATCGTCAAGGTTTTGCTACTTACTCAGCCGTTGTTGGCCCAACTATTGTTTATGGTCGGTCTGTTGAAATGGGTGGCAAATACGCGCCTCCTACATGGTCGGGTGAAACAAAAAGTAAAGCATTTCCTTATATGCAACCGGCATTTAAGAAATTCCAAAAAGTCGCTTATGCAATTATGCGTAAGCATTTAAGTTTGAGAGGGTAACAAATGGCTGAGTTCTTTCCACCGGTTATCTTTGAAATTCAGGCTAAAGCTACAGAAGCACTTGCTACATTTGGCAAAGTTAATGCTGAATTGGCAAATATGGAAAAGAATGGCGTACTTGCTGGCGGAGCATTAGGTAGGCTTGAAAAAGCTTCTAAAATGGCTGGTACTGCTATTTTGGGTCTTGGTGGAGCATTTGCCGTATTTGGTATTGCTAGTGTTAGAACTCTTGATACAGTAGAAAAATCTCAAGCAAACTTAGAA